CAGATGTTCTCACCACCCCATACACATGGAACGTTGACCTCGGTCGTAAAGTAATTCGGAACGACCCTGGTGGATCTTTTAGGAGTCGTCTCGGTTCACCAGATATCAAAAAGTATAAGCGCACAAACGCTGGTGTGGAAGCGACTATCATTGATTTTGGTTTATCCTACTGGTCCAGACGTATGCCAAACCCAGAAACGAAGGATGGTGGATATAAGGGTGCGGGTATATACGGACATGGACATGGTCCAGGTACGATTTACTATGATATTCATAGGTTCTTGTATATCATTTATGTTAAGGTGAGAAATCCTGGGAATCCTAAGGAGCGAGCTATTAAAAATTTCATCGAAGAGCTCATACCAAACAAAAAATACCTTGAGTATAACGGACCCTTCACAAGTCAGGGATATCTGATTAACGCCACATGGGCTAAGCAAAACCTTCCCACATTCAAGACTATTTTGACGCACCCATTCTTAACTGGTGATAAATCACCGAATAGACCAAAGACTCTCGCGAATGCTCTTAAAATGCTTCCCAAGGCTAAGCCTAAGACTCCCGTCAAGGTTAAGACACCCAAGGCTAAGACAAAGACCCCCAGTCCCAAACTTTCAAGCACGGAAAAGAAGAAGAAGATGAACAGTGCGATTAAGAGGGCTGTGGCTGTATTAGCTAAGCCCAAAGCCAAACCAGCACCTCGAAGGAGACCCGGTGTTGTGCGTCCCAACCCAGTCCCCGAGATTCAACCAGCCAGTCCTAACGCACCTTATGGGGTGATGTCCCCTTCTAATATGATGGAATATGCAGCGAAGATTGAAAGTGGGAGGAAGAAGGCTGCGAACAAGTTAAATGCCAAACTCAAGGAAATCAAGGCTACCAAGGGTAAGACCCCCACACCCGTTCGTCTCAAGAAGAAGTTCACTTTCACTGATATAAAGGGTAAGAAGCGCGAATTTATCAGGAAGTTTGCGTATGACAGGGCTTTGGCTAAGAACAAGGCTGAGAGAGAAAAGACCAAGTCTAAGAAGAACGAGTACTGGAGGTCTTTCGTTGACGTAAACGGTAAGAAGCAAGAATTTGAGAGTAAGTCCGCGTATCATGAGGCTAAGCAAAAGAACTTGAAAGCTTACGGTGCCAAGATGCAAGCAAAGATCAATCGTCAGATACAACTTGGACGTGATACACGGTTCTCGTTCGTTGACGTAAACGGTAAGAAGCGTGAGTATATGAGAAAGGGTATGTATGAGAAGGCTTTGGCTAAGAACAAGGCTGAGAGGGCTAAGAAGAACAAAGCCAAGACGGTCACACCCAAGGTCAAGTGGTCTAACGCAAATAATAAACAATTCATGGAATTGTTGGCACGGGAAAAGAACGCTCAGAGAAAACTTGCGAATAAGATGAACAAGGCGAGGGCTCTCAAGAATGGACCATTGGACCCGGCGGTTGCGTACGCTCACAAGACCCCCAAAAATACCAAAAAGATAAACAAGTACGTGAACAGTTTATCAAATGATGAACGTAATATGCTCAAAAAGAAGGTCTGTGATTAAAGTGTATGGGTATTATAAATGTTACTCGTCGTTGTACTAATCATTCTAAATGTCTACATTCTCTTAGAGATGGGTAATAAACCCACAGCTGTGGCCACTTCGAATGAAAAATGGGTTGTTTACGGGACCATGGAATGTGGATGGACTCGTAAGCAATTAGATTTTATGAAAAATTCCGGTAAACAATATGAGTTTATCGATTGCGCTAGTGGTGATTGTGCTGGTATGAGTGGTTTTCCAACCATAATTCACCCAGATGGTAAAAAGTCTGTTGGTTATACCGAAGTTTAACGGTCAAGACCGGAGATTACCCTGATGGAAACTGACAGGATGAAAGCATCGAGCATGCTGTTGATAGGCTTGAGCACAGAGATGTGCTTGACAAGCGAGGTGTTCCATACGAGACGAAGGATGAAGGTGCTGATGAGAATAGAGAGCACGAACATGAGAAGCTGATTTACAACATCAGACTTGTTTTCGGACTTGATAAGATTGGCGAACATTTTTACTAGTTACTGATATTTTTTTCTGAGTAAAGTATAAGATGCCCAAGACCAAAAATCTGCCATTAAGTGGGTCGGAACCAAAATTTACAAATCGTCGTTGGGGTTCAAATAAGGGTATACCAAATAACAACTGTTATGCCTATGCCGTTGGGGACTATGAAGCGTACCGTTGGCAAAAATCTATACCAGGTGATCGGTCTGGGTTATCCAATGTAAAACATGATTATACCACATGCAAAGATCTCCCAAAGCGCGTTATTTCAGACAACCCCAAATCTATATACAAAGTTGATGGGGACAAAAAATGTAAAAAGGGATACTATAAAATCATGATGTTTGTCTCTTCTGGGAGACCTAACAGTTATATTCGACAAGGGGATTTCCATTTCTATAAACAACATGGCGTCATCGAATATAAGGTTAAATCGGGAGATACGATTAAGTCGATAGCTAAGTATTTCAAAGTCCCTGAGTCTAGAATCAAGAAGGCTGGGTCATTCAAAGTTGGAAAGCGTATAGTTTTCAAGGCTAATGTATTTAGTCATAAACGTGGGTGGGCAACCGGCCCACTCTTAGGTGATGCTAATGGTAAGGTAATTAAGGATCCACGTACTGCGTCTAGAAAGTATACTCAATTGAGTTACGATAAGTATTGTTCATCCTTCTGCGTCAAGGATAGCGGAATCAAAGTCGGCAAGGGTTATCCCAAGGTCTGATAAAATACTGTTTAAATCTAGGACGTCATCAGCATCAAACGAAACATCAAACATATCTAGTACAGATAGCATAGATTCTTCGTTTAATGACACGACATTTGAAACTTGTGTATAATTATTATGAATCGTAACTTCTACCTTAAATTGGGAAACATCGAACACTCGTCTACAGGTTGGGCAGGTGTTTTTACCTTGGGATTTCCATCTCTCTAGACAGTGGGAATGAAATACATGTCCACAACGAATCGGAGGATTGTTCCTCGTCGACTTGACTTCGTTTAGACATATCGCACATGTCGACATTCTAGAGTATGGTGTTAAAGTTTTTCCTGTGATTTAGCTCAGTTAGTAGATCTTGGAGGCATCTACAAGAGGCTTGTCACATGTGTTGCACTTACCCTTTCCTTGTTCATCTTGAATCTGGGTAAGGAGTTCAGGTCCTTGCTTTTGAAGGAGTTGCCTGTAAGAATAGTTGTCCTCGAAAGGAATGCTATTCTGCTTCATCACGTAATTGTTGAAGAGTTGGGCTGAAGTATTGATAGTGAAACAGCGTCCATCGGCCATACCAAGTCGCTGCGACATTTTAATTACTATAGAGCTAGAAATTAATTTGTCTGTTTGTGATAGTTTTTACCCAAGATTTGAATCCCTTATCTTTCAAATGTTTAATAAATGGATCACATCTGTATCCAAGGAAAATATCAAACACATCAGTGTCCTCTGTTCGTGAAACACGAATATCGGGCTTCTCATTGATGTGTTGGTTAATGATATTGTAAGCAAAAGCAATTTCCTTTAGAGTCTCGGCTCCTGTAATGATGATCTTCCCCGTACTGAAGATACTGCAAGTAATCTCCTTCATCTCATGAGCTGGTTTGAACTTGATTTTTACGGCTGAATAACGATCTGGTTCGAAGGAGACTTTGAAGATGTCATTGTAATTTTCAAACCAATCAGCCACCTTTATGAGATTGATGTTGTAGTTGAGACTGAAGTTTGAATTAATCATAACAACCCGGAAAGAATCAACGGGAACTTTGATTTCCATATTCAGAAAGACCTTGAAGATATGAATAAGCTGTGTAATGATACGCTTGCAATCAAAGAGATCACAGCACCCTGCAACCTGGATAGAGCCATTGGGGAAAACCTTGACAGACTTGGTACTGTAAGAATCGTGATAGGTCAGTGTAACTTGATTGTAGAAAGTGGTAGGTTTAAGTTTCCATTCAAATCCCGATGTGTTTGAACCACATCGCTTCATCTTGTATGTACCAATCTCTTCAAAAATTCTTCGGAGACGTTTGATGTTAATATTTTGAACAAAACTAGAAACCATAGTGATAGTTGTGATCTTGATCCACGAGGGTTTCAGATCTTCGGGTAAAGCTTTCCTAAACTCATCAATTGTGAGGAGATAGGAAAACGAGTTATTTGCAATAGTTGAATACATTTGTTCATAAATTAAAGAACACTGGAGTACGACTTAGGTGTTTAAAGAATATATTCTTTATGTGAGTAGATGAGTTCTTTCTTTAAATGTGCAAAAGTTGTACATGATGTTGAATCTGATCTCACTTACGTGGAAATCGTGTATGATTCGTACATTCACGGGAAGGGATACCAGACATTTACCGATTACATGAATACTGAACCCCTAGCAAATTGGCAGGTATTCGAATCTAAGAAACATACGATTCCGTATCTTAAGTTTTTGGATATCATGGTTTCAAAGACTATAGAGGTTAGACAGAGAATGGGTGAGTTACTACTCGATGATATTCTCATATCTAAACGTGAT